AGTGTCTTTTGGACTTGGGGACAGGCCTATCCACGATCACCAGACCTGTACACTTACATTGATCGTAGGTTTGACAAACCATCTATGCTTTGTGCTCGTGCATATGTCCACAACGACGTCTACAACATGGACACATACGATCAGACTGCAACCATGGTGATAGTTCCGAAGCACTACTTGTACTCAACTGAAGTGCGAACTTTTGCCTTAACACCGCATGATTGTACATCTGAGTGCGTCTCGCCTCTCACTCATATGCGCATTCCACAGGGAGCAATCCCCGTGCGCGATCGTCCTCCAATGATGTTGGGCGACGCGACTTCCCTCCTCAACTCTGCTTTTCGCCGAGATGTGGATGGAAGCCACTAGAGTACAGACTTCTGTGCCGAGAGTTGGAATTACTGACAGCGGGCTAGAAGTCCTGCGACGCTATATCAATTATCCCTGGTTGCCGGGGCCAATTGTGGCCGCGCAGGAGCTTGCTGACTTTAAAACTACCATTCTTTCGGCTGAACCCGCTCCCTGGGATGAGAGCTGGTTCAAAGGACTACAGAAGAAGTACAGATCACCAGAGGATAAGTCCAACCTCTGCCCACTAGCAACGGGCATCCCAAGGCAGCAGATAGGCTTAGCCTTATCTTTGCTGCCAACCACCACCCGCAACCAAGTGACTAGCACTTGGATGCACCTACACCTACACACACTCACAAACGGGCAGTTGTTCGTCGCTTTCAAGACGCTCGGCGACATTGCCAAACATCACGGCAATTTACTCTTTCCAGGGTACTGGACGTGCATGGTTGACTGGAACTTGCATTTTGGAGCCGAACCTACAGAGGGTGCATCAGATGAGTTCGCTGACTTGATCGAGTCATGGGTCAGCACCCCCAAACCAGAAGACGCGATCGGATCAGATCGTGACGTCATGATCATGCGTGGCTTGGACCGGCTTGAGTCAGATCTTGGCAGACCTAGTACGCCTGGGGAGACTCTAGATGACTTCTTGGCTTCTCCATCGTCTTGGTTAAGCAATGGGGCTTCTGACTCGAGAAAGTTAGAAGGCACTCGTTCTACTAAGTTTTCAACTTATGCAG